TTGTCGGCCATCGCAGCCGAGTTCAACCGCACCAATGCCGCAGGCGACACCCTGGCCAAGTTCTTTGGCACCGGGCTGAAGGTGGTGCTGGAGACGCTGGCTGTGCTGGCCGCCAATGTGGCCTTCGTGTTCAAGGGTGTTGGCCGCGACCTGGGCGGCATGGCCGCGCAGATTGCGGCGCTGGCCAAGGGCGACTTTGCCGGCTTCAGCTTCATCCGCAAAGGCCTCATCGAAGACTCCATTCAGGCCCGAAAAGAACTCGACGCCCTGCAGGCCCGTATCCTGGGCGTGCAAGAAACCGCACGCGCCGCCGATGCAGCCCGCGCCCGCGAAGACCGCGGCTTCGTGCCAGGCGGCCGGCGCTCCGTCATAGACATCGCCGGCGAAGAAGCCCGCCGCAAGGCTGCGGATGAATCGGCCCTCAAGGCCGCGAAAGACCGGCAGACCGAGCTTGACATCCTGGCCAAGCGGCAACTGGCCAACATCGTGGCCTATGACAAGGCCGAGGCCGAGCTGGAAGAGCAACTCAAGCGCAGCGCCAAAGCCGAGCTGGAGCTGGCCGCCACCCGCAGCATGAAAGCCGTGGAGGCGTATGAGGCCAGCGAACAGGCCATCGACGCCAACCTGGGCAAGGCCAAAGACCTGGTGGACGCTATCAACCGCGAAACCGAAGCGCTGCAGATGAGCAACATCGAGCGCGAGACAAGCGCCGCACTGCTGGAGCTGGAGCGTGCGGGCCTGGAAAAAGGCACCTATGCCTATGACGAGTACGCCAAGAAGATCCGCGAAGCCGTGCTCAACCGCGAAACCGTGCGCGCCAGCATCGAGCAGACCAAGACCATCGAGCAAGAGTGGCGCCGCACCGCAGACCAGATCGGCCAAAGCCTGACGGACGCCCTGATGCAAGGCGGCAAGAGCGCCTGGGAATACATCAAGGGCCTGTTCCGCAGCATGGTGCTGCGGCCCATCATCCAGGCGGCGGTGAATCCGCTCGTCGGCAGTCTCGGCGGTGGTGGTGGCGGCGCGCTCAGCACCCTGGGCAGCATCAACAGTCTGGCCACGCTGGGCAGCGTCATCACCGGCAGCGTGGCCAGCAGCATCGGCAACGTCATCGGCACGGCCGGCACCATGTTCGGCAGCAGCGCGCTCACCGCCTTCTCGGCCGGCATGAAAGGTGCCACCCTGGCCCCGGGCCTGATGGGCCCCACCACCGTCGGCGCCAGCGGCGCCATGGGCGCGGGCGCTTCGGCGGCCGCCGCCATTCCCTACGTGGCCGCCGCCCTGGCCGTGGCCAACGCGCTGGGCGTCTTCCGCAGCCGCAGCATCGTCGGCGGTGGACTCACGGGCACCCTGGGCATGGGCGACATCCAGAGCTACGACCTGCAGCGCCGCGGCGGCACGCTGTTCAGCGGGCCCGAGTATTCGATGGTCAACCGCCAGACCAGCACGGAGAGTGCCGCCATCCAGAGCGCTTTCAACGCCCTGCGCACCAACGCCGCCAGCATGGCCGAAGCCCTGGGCCTGAGCAGCACCGCCGTCAAGACCTTCACCACCACACTCGGCACCGACATCACGCAAAACGACATCGGCACGCGCGGCATCAAGCTGGATGGCCTCACGCCCGAGCAGGCCGCCAAGAAGGTGGAAGAAGCGCTGGCCGCCGCGAACGAAGACCTGGCCGCCTTCGTGCTGGGCGCAAGCCGCACCGTCACGGAAACCCTCACCACGCGCATCGAAGACTGGGAGCAAACCGAATCGGGCAGCACGTTCAGGGGATTCATCGACCAGATCAGCGAAGTCACCCGCACCATCGAGGCCACCGGCACCAGCTACGCCCGTGTCGGCGAAACCAATGTCCAGACCCTCACCCGCCTGGCCAGCAGCCTGAGCACCATCAACCCCGCGCTCGAGCTGCTGGGCCTGAACCTCTACGCCACCAGCCTGGCCGGCGCAGACCTGGCCAGCCAACTGGCCGACGCCTTCGGCGGCCTGGAGAACTTCACCCAGGCCAGCGCCGCCTACTACGCCGAGTTCTTCACCGAAGCCGAGCGCACCGCCAAGACCACCGCCCAGCTCACCGAAGCCCTGGGCGGCCTGGGTCTGGCCCTGCCCACCACGCGCGACGCCTACCGCCAACTGGTGGAAGCGCAAGACCTGAACACCGAGGCCGGGCGCAAGAACTTTGCCGTGCTGGTGCAGCTCAGCGGCACCTTCGCCGGCATCACCCCGGTGGTGGAAGACCTGGCCGAGGCCGGCGACCAAGCCACCGAAGCCCTGCGCAGCGCCGCCGACATCCTGCGCGAGCGCCAGGGCCTGGAGCGCCAACTGCTGCAGCTCCAGGGCGACACGGCCGCACTGCGGGCCCTGGACCGTGCCGCGCTGGACGAATCCAACCGCGCCCTGTTTGACCGCATCACCGCCCTGCAAGACAGCCAGGCCGCCGAAGCCGCAGCAGCCGAAGCCACGCGCACGGCAGCAGCAGCGGCCGAAGAGGCCGCCCGTGCCGCCGCCGCTGAAACCCAGCGCATCGGCCAAGAGCGCCTGGGCCTGGAGCGGCAGCTGCTCCAACTGCAAGGCGACACCGCCACCATCCGCGCCCTGGAGCGCGCCGCGCTGGACGAATCCAACCGGGCGCTGTTCGACCGCATCACCGCCCTGCAGGACAGCCAGGCCGCCGAAGCCGCTGCCGCCGAAGCCACCCGCACGGCCGCAGCCGCAGCCCAGGAGGCCGCCCGCGCCGCCCAGGCCGAGGCCCAGCGCATCGGCCAGGAGCGCCTGGGCCTGGAGCGCCAACTGCTGCAACTGCAAGGCGACACCGCCACCATCCGCGCCCTGGAGCGCGCCGCGCTGGACGAGAGCAACCAGGCCCTGTTCGATCAAATTAATGCCTTGCAAGACAGCCAAGCAGCCGCCGCGCAAGCCGCCCAGGCGCAGCGCGACTACGCGGCCGCCGTCGAAACCGCACGTAACAACCTCGAACGCGCCCGCGCCGCCGTGCTGAGCGCACAGTCTGGCGTGGACGCCGTGCGCGCCGCCGGCACAAATGCCTACCTGAGCGCACAAGACCGCGTGGCTGCCGCGCAGGGCCGCATCGCGGACATCACATCTCAACTGGCCGACCAAGCCCGCAGCGCCGCGCTCAGCCTGCGCGAACTGGGCGCCAGCCTGCAAGAGTTCGTGGCCGGCGAGTTCACCGCCCCAGATGCCGCCTTTGCCGGCATCCTGCGCAAAGCGCTGGGCGGTGACAGTGAGGCCATGCGCGGCCTGCCCGATGCCGCCCGCGCCGCCATCGACCTGGCCCGATTCAACGCCCGCACAGCCGCCGAGGCCGCCACCGAGCGCGCCCGCATTCTCTCCAGCGTGGCCGAAGTGGCAGCGCTGGCCGCCGCCACCGTGGTGCCCGCCGCCACCCAGGCCGACCCCATGCTGGTGGCCACGCAGGAACTGACCGCCGCACAAACCGCACTGGCCGACGCGCTGAGCGTGGCCAACGCCATCGGCGCGCCGCTGACGCGCCAGGTCGAGGACCTGCTGGTCCAGTTCAAGGCGGCCGGCGATGCGCTGACAAAAGCCCTGGCCGACCAAGCCGCCGCTGCTCAGGTGCTGGCTAACATCGAGCTCAACACGTCCAATACCGTCACCGAAGTCAAAAGCCTGTCAGGCATTGCGGCCAAAGCCGAGCTGGAAGTGCAACTGAAGGCCGTGGCCGAAAGCGTGCTGCCTGACGAGATCAAGGCGCTGATTGCAGACAAGGGCAAGACCTACACCGCCACCATCACGGCGGTGGTGGACTCGGCCTTGAGTGAGCAGGAGAAAGCGCTGCTGTTGCAAGCAAACACCAGCGCGCTGCGCTCGGTGGTGATGGCGGCCGCGTTCTCGAAGGAATTGACCAGCGACCAGCAAAAGGCGCTGCAGCTGGTGGACGAAACGGTCACCAAAACCATCGCCGCAGCCGTCACCACCGGCACGTTGTCAGCCGAGCAAAAGCAACTGCTGGCCCAGCAGGCTGAAACAGTCACAAAAACCGTGCAGGCATTGGTGGACACCGGCCAACTGACGCAAGACCAGAAAAACCTGCTGGGCCTGTTGTCCAACTCAACGGCCACCAACAGCACCGTCACGCTGCAAGGCACGGTCACATTTGATCCGTCAAACGCCCTGCAGAGCATCTTCAACAACATCAGCGCCAGCAACGCGCTCCTGGCCCGATTGGCTTTGGCTCAGATCAGCCCGACAAGCTCTTCTGTCGGCCAAAAAGCCAGCGCCTACGCTGGCCTGCGCGCTGTTTACTCTGACGCAGAAAGCCGCCGCATCGTCGAGGTGCAATTTGGCCCACAGACAGACAGCGACTGGGCGGCCCTGAAAAAAGCCGCCGGCTTTGCCCTTGGCGGCGTGTTCACCAACGGCCTGGTCACATCGCCCACGGCTTTCCCCATGGGCCTGATGGGCGAAGCCGGGCCCGAGGCCATCATGCCGCTGGGCCGCTCCGCTGACGGCAGCCTGGGCGTGCGCATGTTCGGTGACAGCGCCCGCCGCGAAGAAATGTTGGTGGCCGAGATCCGCGCCCTGCGCGCCGAAATGGAAGGCCTGCGCGCCGAAGCCCGTTCCACCGCCGTGGCCACCAACAAGACCGCGCGCATCCTGGACCGCGTGACGCCTGATGGCACCAGCCTGCAGACGGTAGCCGCCACATGAAGCTCATCGCCCCCACACCCTTCGTGGCCGCCACGCACTTGGTGAGCAGCAATGCCACCGAGGCCTACAGCGCCTGGGCCGTGGGCACCACCTACGCCAAAGACGCCTTCGTCGATTACGGCACGCACATCTATCAAAGCCTGGTCAACAGCAACACCGGCAACCAGCCCGACATCAGCCCCACGCAATGGGTGCTCATTGGGCCGGACAACACGCACGCGATGTTCGATGACCAGGTGAGCACGGCCACCACGCGCAGCACCCCGCTCACCGTCGTGCTGGCCACCGGCCTGGCCAACGCCATGGCGCTGTTCGGCCTGGTGGGCACCCAGGTCACCATCACGGTGACAGACGGCGCGGCTGGCCCCACTGTCTACAGCCGCACCGTCAACCTGGACGGCACCTTCATCTTCGACTGGTACCAATACTTCTTTGAGCCCTATGTGCAGGTGGAAGAGGTGGTGCTGACCGATCTGCCACCCTACGCCAGCGGCCGCATGACGGTCAGCGTATCCGGCTCAGGCACCGTGGCAATCGGGCAACTGGTCTTCGGCAACCAGTACGAGCTGGGTGATGCGGAATACGGCGCCAGCCTAGGCATCGTGGATTACAGCCGCAAAGAAACCGATGAGTTCGGCACCACCACCTTCGTGGAGCGCGCTTTCAGCAAGCGCATGAACGTGCGCCTGATGCTGGACACCGTGCAAGTGGCCCGCGTGCAGCAGGTGCTGAGCCGCGTGCGCGCCAAGCCGGCCGTGTGGGTGGGCGTGCCCACGGATCAACTGTTCCGCCCGCTCACGGTGTACGGCTTCTTCCGCGATTTCAACATTGACATCGCCTATCAGCTCAAAAGCTATTGCACCCTCGAAATTGAAGGACTGGTCTGACCATGCCCACCTCACCCACCCCCATCACCTCACTGCCCACCGCGCCCAGCCGGGCAGACCCGGCCAACTTTGCCACGCGCGCTGATGCGTTTCTGGGCGCCATGGGCGCCTTCGGCACGCAGACCAACGCGGTCGGCTCAGTCACATTCACCAACGCCGTGGAAGCCGCCAGCAGCGCCGCCGCCGCGCAGGCTGACCGCGTGCTGGCCGATGCCGCCGCCGCCACCGTCACCGCGCAAAGCCCCGCGGCAAATGCGGCGGCAGCCGCCGCCAGCGCCGCCGCGGCAGCCGTCAGCGCCGGCCAAGCGCAGGCCGTCAGCCCGGATTCGCCCGTGCGCCTGAACACCCGGCAGATCACCGCCCACCTCACCATCGGCAGCGCCTACAACGCCATGAGCGCCGGGCCCATCGCCATCGCCGACGGCATCACCGTCACCGTCCAAGACTTCGCCACCTGGAGCATCCAATGAGCACCCTTGTCACCCGCACCATCCAAACCCCTGACGCCTCGCCCGTCAACTTCCCCAACGGCATCCGCATCGGCACTGCCGGCGGCGCCGGCCTGGTCAACCACATCGGCGTGGCCGGCCAGCAGGGGTTTGGCGTAGGTATCGCGCCCGAAGTGCCGGCAGGCTTTGCCAAGCTCTACGGCACTGAAGACCCGGCCTCGGAAAACTACGGCAACTACCAGTACAGCGATGGCTCGGTAATGGTCTACATCCCGGCCTTCTATTACCGCTACGGCACCGGCAGCAATGGCGGGGCCATCAACGTGGTGGACATCAAGCCCTTCAGCCACTGGGCCAGCGTGTCCGATGCCAACGCTGCGGGCTACGCCCTGCACCGCGCCTTCTACAACGGCGGAAGCATCCGCCAGGGCGTGTTTGTGGACAAGTACCTGGCCAGCAACAACGGCGGTACGGCCTCCAGCCTGAAGAACGGCATCGTGCTCAGCAGCGCGCAGCGCGGCTCCTTGAGCACCGCCACCTTCGCCAGCCTCACCGGCGCACCCAGCAACAACCTAGCCGGCGCCATTGCAGCCGCCAAGACCCGCGGCACCCGCTTTTTCTGCAACACGCGCTTCATCCGCGGCGCCCTGGCGCTGCTGGCCAATGCCCACGGATCAGCCGCCACCGGCACCACCTACTGCGCCTGGTACAGCGCCGGCAGCACCAACTTTCCCAAGGGCTGCAACAACAACGCCAACGGCGACACCAACGACGCCGCCATCTCGTTTGTGAACGACGGAAATGGCACCTACAACACTGGCCGCACCGGCAGCGCCAACTTCATGGCGCGCACCACGCACAACGGCATGATGTGCGGCGTGGCCGACTTGAACGGCATCGTGTGGGAAACCGAGCTGGGCTTCACCAGCAACGGCACCAGCTTTTTTATGCTCAACACCGGCGTGGACGTAGGCACCATCACCGGCGGCACTACCCTGGCCACTGACGCCTGGGGCGCCACCGGCCTGGCGGCCATGTACACCAACATCGGCGCCACTTACGAGAGCCTGACCAACAGCGCCAGCAACAAGACCTACGGAAACGCGGCGCAGGTGCTGAGCGCCTCCACCAGCGGCACCGCCTGGGGCTTTGCAGGCCTTGGAATCCCGCTGTCTGGTGGCGTGGGCGGCAGCAACCAGTTCGGCAACGATTACCTGTACGACGCGCGCCCGAATGAGCTCTGTGTGATCTCTGGCGGCGGCTGGAACAACGGCAGCTTTGCCGGGGTCTGGGCGCTGTACTTGGGCAGCGGCCGCGGCAACTCGGGCGACGACGTCGGGTTCCGCGCCGCCTCTTACCTGTAACTCTGAGGCCCTGAGCGGTAGCGACTGGGCCTGCCTCCCACACCATGAGCCACCCCACACGCAGCATCCACGCCCAGGCCGGCTTGCACCGCAAGCTGGTACTGTTCGGCGCGCAGCTGGAGCTGTACCTGGCTCATTTCCCGTCGCATCACAAGTATGTGATGGCGCAGCAACTGCGCCAGGCCTACCTGGATGTGTACAACCTGGTGACCGAGGCGCAAAAGCGCTACCACAAGCGCACCACGCTCAGCCAACTCGACGTGCGCCACGAGCAACTGCGCATGCTGCTGCTGTTGGCGCACGAGCTGGGCTTGTTCAACTTCTCCAAGGGCAAGCAAGACGCCGAGCAACCGGGCGAGCACCGGGCGCTGGTAATGCTGCGCCTGGTGGACGAGCTGGGCCGCATGATCGGCGGCTGGCTGCAAAAAGAATCGGCCCCGGGCGGTGACGCTCAGGGCCCGCTGCCTGCGGTCGCCGCAGCAGCGCAAGAATCCGGCGAGCGAGAGCTTGCCGGTGCGGTAGGGGCTTGACATGCTCTGTGTGATCTCTGGCGGCAACTGGAACAACGGCAGCAATGCCGGGGTCTGGGCGCTGAACTTGAACAACGACCGCGGCAACTCGAACGACAACATCGGGTTCCGCGCCGACTCTTCGCCTGGCCTGCCCCATGCGGCAACAGCCGACCGGCAAAGAGGGAGCCCCCGTCGCGGCTGGTGCCGAAATCTGCCGCTGCAGCGCCCTTCAGTAGCCCGCACGCCGGCCCATGTTGGCCGCAGGGCGACCACTGGCGCCGCAGCACCTACACCTGGCCGGGGCGCCGCATGAAGCGCCACGGCAACCTGCTGCCCCTGTACGCCACCGAGCTCGCCCTCATGGCTGCCTACCAGCGGGCGCGCGAGCAAAAGCGCAACAGCCGAGGCTGCTTTCTGTTTGAGCGCAACCTGGGCGCCAACATCGCCGCCCTGTGCCACGAACTGCGCACCGGCACCTACCAGCCGCAGCCGCTGAATCGCTTCTGGGTAAACGACGGCCGCAAGCCGCGCTTGATCGAAGCCCCGTCCTTCCGCGACCTGGTAGCCCAGCACGCCGTTTACGCCGTGGTGGGCCCGATCTTCGAGCGCCGCCACATCAGCACCACCTTCGCCTGCCGCAACGGGCTGGGCACACACGCCGCGGCTGACTGGCTGCAAGCCGCCATGCGCCGCGCCCCGCGCACCGCCTGGACGCTGCACGTCGATGTGCGCAAGTTCTTCTACAGCGTAGACCGCTCAACCCTGGCCGCCATCGTCCAGCGCTTCATCAAGTGCCCTGCCACCTTGCACCTGTTGCACCTGTTTGCCCAGCGCCCTGAGCCGGTGGGCATCCCCATCGGCAACCTGATGAGCCAGACCTTTGCCAACCTGTACCTTCACACGCTGGACGACTTTGCCAAGCGCACGCTTAAGGTGACCGACTACGGCCGCTACATGGACGACGCGGTGATGATCGCACCCAGCCGCGCGGCAGGCACACAGTGGCTGAAGGCCATCCGCCACCACCTCAGCCTGCTGGGCCTGGCCATCAGCCACCACAGCCTGCAGCCCCTGCGCCGAGGCGTGAATTGGGTGGGCTACCGCACCTGGGCCCGCGCCCGGTTCGTGCGCCCGCACCTTATCTCAGCAATCCGTGCTGATGCCCGCGCCGGCCGGCTTCAGTCCATCGTTTCACGCCTGGGCCACGCGCGCCACACGGCATCTCATCAACCCCTCGTCCACTACCTGACGGAGCACCACCATGCCCTCTCTCATCGCCTACCGCAAAACCATCACCGCCATCAACACCTTCGAGCTGCGGCTGCCTGAATCCACCCCTGGCCAGCGCCAGGGCCAGGAAATCGCCACGCTGGCCGATGGCCGCACCATCGTCGTGCTGGATGACGGCGCCACGCTGCCGACCGACCAACCCGCGCAGATCGCGCCCAGCATCGAGACGCTGCCCAGCCCGCTGCCCGCGGAGCTGCGCGCCCAAATCCTGGCCGCCAGCCCGCATGCGCGCCTCATCAGCCAACGGGTGGTAGAAAAGATCCGCGCCGAGTACAGCGTGGACGACGAAATCAAGCTGCTGCGCATCGCCCCAAGCGCCGAAACCACGGCCTGGAACGACCACGCGGAAGCTTGCCGCGCCTGGGGCCGGGCTGAGCGCGCCAAGCTGGGGCTGTGAGCCAGGTCACCCCTGCATGAAACCCCTGCGCCTCCTGGCCGCAGCCCTCACCCTCAGCGCCGCCGGCCTGGTGGCGCTGACGCAGGACGAAGGCTATACCGACCAGGCCGTCCGCCCCCTGCCCACTGACCGGCCCACCTACGGCTTCGGCAGCACCTGGCGGCCTGACGGCTCGCCCGTGCAGATCGGCGACACCATCCGCCCACCCCAGGCCCTGGCCCTCACCCTGCGCGAAGTGCGCAAAGGCGAAACCGCGCTGCACCGCTGCGTCACCGCGCCGCTGACACAGGGCGAGTTCGACAGCCTCATCTCCTTGGCCTACAACGTGGGGGCCGATGCCGTGTGCCGCAGCACCATGGTGCGCCTGCACAACGCCGGCCAGCACGCCCAGGCCTGCGCCGAGTTCGACCGCTGGGTCTACTTCCAGGGGCGCGACTGCCGCGACCCCGCCCACCGCTGCGGCGGCCTGCCCAAGCGCCGCGCCACTGAGCGCGCCATGTGC